GGCCAATGGTGGCAAGAGATTTAAGGATTCCCGGTCGCTGACGGCGGCGATACTGAGGGGTCTGAATCGCGACGAAGGTGGTTTCAGCTTCCGGATCTCAATCGACCCATCACATGTTCAACCGTTAAAGGAACAAGCTGAAATCTCCAATATGACAACCGAAGAACTTCTCAACGGTGTTGTAAATCAGTGTTTTACAAATGGCTGGCTGTGGGCGCTCGATCCTGTTGGTGGCAGAAGTATCCCGTTCACTCAGGAAATGATTGCAGCCACGGCGGCGGCTTGCGGGAAACACGGCATCGACTCATCGGACATTTCTGGTTTATTGGCGGAGGATAGGTTCCTGCCGGTAAGCCGAACGGCAAAAACCAAACTCACAGAGGTTACTGGTAAGAGAGATGTGATGTCGGTCGATGTGGATATCCTGATGGACGAACTGGCGTCCCTCCGTAAAGAAGTAGTGGAACTTAGAAAACAACCGGTGGCGGTGTAACACCGTGAAAGCCGTAACGCCAGTTGTTCCAGGCATGGAGTTGCCGATAAAGGTCTACGCCAAAGACCAGCCGCAATATATACCGCTTCCGTGCTTTGCATTAGGCGACCCGCAAGGCACAATCACGATTCGCTGGCAATTGTCATGGAAGGAGCGATTCGAAGTATTTCTTGGTGGCTCGATCTGGCATCAGGTATTGACCTTCGGCCATAGACTACAGCCCATTAAAATCACAACTGAGTGCCCGCTAGTAAACATCCCGGACGATGCAGGAGAATAAAACCATGAAACTACTGTTATTTGTCGCATTAATTGGCGTCGCCTCCGCGCAGAACGCCAATGTGTTCGTGTTGAAGCCATCCGAAACGGCTACGGTTAAGGCGGCATACGGAGACGTAGTTGACGCCCAAAACGCACTAACCGAAGCGCAAAAACGGTTTAACCAGGTAAAGTCCAAAATCGCGGCATCGCATGGCATTAAGGACTCCGATGGAGACTTTAACCCGGACTTCACGGCGTTCCAGGGCCGGATTATTAGCGGGTGGACGTGGGGAAACGGCACGTACGCCATATGTGATGGCTCTACGTCACCGGCGTGTTGCTCTTCAACTATCATTACTCAGTAGGGGATTAACCTATGAATCGACGATCAATCTTTAAGTTGCTGGCCGCGCCAGCGGCGGTGGCCGTGGTAAGAGCCGAGAATAAACCAGAATCTGTTGATACCTATGAGAAGCCTAAAGAAGTCGATTCGTTCCAGCACGGCCCTTGGAAGATCACATGGAGCGGGTGGAAGGACGAGCACGCCAGCGAGTTACTGTACGGCCAATGGACCGCTACTATGCCTGTCGGGGAGAACCTGGATTGGTATTTTCACGGCATCGTGGCTTTGACTACCGGGCATATTGGTGTCTACCACATGGCGGATATGTTTAATCTTTCGCAAAAAGAAGGCGAACCGTGGATCACGGAACGATCCACCGATTACCAGCGTGAAGCCCAAGCGCATCGGACATTAAAGAGGCTGATGGAATACTTGAAAACCAATCCACTCGCCAATCCCAACAACTGCTTTCTATGCGGACCACCTGATAAGTATGCGGGAAACTTAAAACTGGCCCTGAAGCACGGCCCGCAAGAAAGATACTGACCCATGCCAGCCGAAACCAGACGCACGTCAACCGAGACCCTGGTGAGCGCCATGGAGGACATGGGCACCAGTGAAGCCAGGGACTGCCTGGTTATCTACACCAACCAGAACGGAGACCTGTGCTGGAGTTGCACCAGCGATTCTTTTACCGTCAAGTTCGGACTGTTGGAAGCCTGTAAACAGGCCATGGTTCAGAAGTTCCGGGAGTTGTAGATTTTTATGATTATAAATAATATATTTGAAACATTTAAGTCGTGGATAACTGGCCGTAAAAATCCTCCCGGCTGGGCCATTTCGTGGGAGAAGCCTAAGTCGGATACTGCCATTGGGTGCTGGGTTGGGTTGCCAGTATCCGGCCAGCGCCATGTGGCACTGAGGGTTCTGGTGAATAAGCCACTGCGTGAGCCGAGTGAGCATGGTTATTACCGCGATTATTTCTTTGCTCTTGGCGAGCCAGTCAAAACGTGTGATCATGTGTTAATTATTAATAAGCCAAAGACAAAGATCAGGAAAGAAATAAAGAAAGCCATAAGCGACGGATACGCTCGAATGCTGGTGTTAATACACTCGGTTGACTGCTATGGAGAGCGCAACACGCCACTCTACGAAAAGGAAAACGGGGATCGGATTCGGTTTAAGCCGGAAGGATACGAAGAAACCGTTGGGATGACCGCCGAGCAGCAGGAAGAGCACGATAGATTCCAGGCATTCAGCAAAAACCCACCGCCCCTATGGGCTCTGATGAATGTTACTTTTGGCGAACTATGGCACCATGAGGAATACCCAACTCTGGTTTCTTGTGGATATCTAGCATGGGAGCACATCAACAGATATCGGGATTCTGGTGGCATTAAAGAAGTTGACAAATTTTGCGGAACTCCCATGGTACTAGACAGATCACTCAAACCTGGTCAAGTTTCGTTTACCGACAGTAAACATCCAGGCGATCCAAAATTCAACCGCATTATAGAGATGCCGGATTAGGCGCAACTGTAATCATGCCACTCTACGACAACGTGTGTCACCCATGCCGCCGCAAGTTCGAATGGCTGGCGAAGTCCCATGAATCCACAGACCCCCGGTGTCCGGATTGCGATGGCCCCACGGAGCGACTGGTGGGAGCGCCGAACGTGATCTGGACGAAGCCAATATCTGAATACGGCAATAAGAATGCCGAGACGTACCAAAAAGATTTGAAGAACGGCGGACACTGGACTTTCGAAAAAAACTCAGATGCAGCCCAGTTAGCCGGTAAACCATTGCCCGTATTTATTCGCAACGAGAAAGATAACGCCGACTACTGCCGCCGAGAGAAACTAATCAATCCAAAAGACTTGCCATCGAATCTGAAAGTGTCGGCTGGCGGCGATAGTTATGAAACAGCGAACAGGAGCGAAGTATGAAGACATTTAAAGTACAAGTTTACATGAGAGACATAGAGCACACAGTTCAGGCGGAAAGCGTAACAGTGGTAGGTAATGATCATGGGGATTGGCTGCAATTCACCAAGGACGGTGTGGTGGTTGCCTCATTTCAGGGTAGCTCCGTTGTCGGCTGGTGGATTTCACAGGACTAGTCATGAACCCGGAACCCACAGAAATTCAGGCGCGTGTGATGGCGTTCGAAGATCGGTTTGTAGTCAACCGGCAAGAGGGCCACTGTGTGGACTGGATGGGCGCGCGCCGCGACGATTTCACAGGGTTCTGCCAGTATCTGAGGGACCGGCAGTATCTGCGGGCATTCCTGAAAGACCAAGCGTCTTTGTAAAGACGTGCGAAACTTAACTAGATGGCATATGAAGAAATACCCCGCGCTCCTGTACGAATGGGCAAGTCCGAACGTTTCGACGTGGCCGATGGTTATGAGAGAAAAATTGAAAATTTCCGCATGGCCTCCCGCGAAGAGGCATTCCGTACCCACAAGTTAAACCACGAATCGGCCAAGATTCACGGGTACATTCAGGCGCTTCTGGGGGATGGTTTCTGGGCGGCGAATCATCGGCGCTGGCGCTCTCGGTTCGTGGATAACCGGCTGGCCAAGTGCCGACTGGACCATCTGGCGCAACTGACCGATACCAGACCGGTAATTGATGTTTCTACTTCTGTAGACGCTTATAAGAAAACGGCTCAGGTCATTGCCGCCGACATCCGCGAGATGTGGACCCGTAAAGACTGGGACCTGAAGCTCGTAAGAACCGCCGACATTGCCGACTGCTACGGAACCGGGTTCATGCGCCTGGGCGCGGCGTGGCCTGGGGAGCAGAACGCTCTGCCGTGCGGGCCGGATCAGGTACTGCCGATTCAGCCTGGGTTTGATATTCAGGAATCTGCGGCGGTATTGTTCCGGACGTGGAAGAGTGTATGGTGGATAAAACAAAAGTTCCCGTTTTCGTCGAACGGCATTGAGCGGGAAATATTAAATCAGCCGCTCTACGGGACATCCGGGTACAGCGCTGATATCACTTTTAACAGGCCATCGTACATCGACGAATACACCTGGAACGGTCTGTCGCAGGGCATGAAGCGGTTACTGGGTGTCCGGGGGATGCCGACGCAGGACCCCTCAGCCGGGCAATACTACAAGACTCTGGAGATCGAAGAGTTATTTGTTGACGACCCTACGCCTAACGAATCCACCAGCGAAATTATTGTTTCTGATCCGTTCCTGCCGTTCGATGCCCATAATTGGTGGTACAGAGTAAAGCCGTCACAGAGGCTGTTTCCCAGAAAGCGCCACCTGGTTTTTGCCGGTAGCAAGCTACTGAGTGACGGGCCAGCGCCTTACTGGCACGGGCTCTACCCGTTTGCGATGTTGCAGTTTAACCCGGTCTTCTGGAGCTTCTGGGGGCTGTCCAAGTACCGGGACCTGTTGCCAATCAATATCGCTATGAACGAAATCGTTGCCGGGTGTATGGACTTGATTAAACGCGCGCTGAACCCCACGGCGATTACCAAAGAAGGCGCAGTCTCCCCGGCAGCATGGAAAGAATTCTATCCCGATCTGCCGGGCATGAAGCTCCGTGTCGGCGCTAATGAGCAGTTGACGAATGCCCTGCGTTACATGGAGAGCCCGCAAATCCCGGCTTACGTGGTCCAGATGCTGACGGGATGGCTGGCACCGGAGTTTGACCGGATGTCTGGCGCAGTGGATGTGGCGTCTATGGGGCGCAAGAAACAGAACCCTGGCGGAGACACAATTGATTCCATGAAAGATGCCCAGAATACCAATCTGAGGCTCGAAGAACGCCAGTTGGAAATATTTCTTAGGGATGCCGGAAAACAAGTCGTAAGCAACGATTTACAGTTCTCGACTACGACGTTCAGATTACAGCGTCTGGGAGAATCCGGGTTGACGCCATCGGACTTTAACGAGAACTCAGGGAACATGCTTCCGGAAGACGAAGCGGCGCGTCCGGATTTCTGGAAGCAGTTTGCTTTAACTATAAGTGCCGGTTCGCTGCACTCGGGAGCCAAAGACAAAGAGAAGCAGATTGCCATTAATCTGGCCGGTAAGCGCCTGTTGCCGATCCGAAGCATGTATGACAAGTTGGAGATACCGGACGGGGCCAATGTTTTCAAGTCTCTGATAGAAGAAGAGAAGATGACGGCAGAAGCCACGGGCGGGAAAAA